AGCCGGCTGTTTAGCGATGAGCAATAGCAAACAAGCAGCACTGGCTACAATGACTAATAATGCTATTATTTGCATTGCCCCAAGAGGACGAAGCGTTAGCTTGCCGTTATCATTAAAGGCAATCAATAATTTGCAATGGTTTTTACCAAATAGCGATGCGTAAGCTTCTCCCCTACGAGCATCAGCTCATTGAAACGCTTGGCATTGCTGAAGAGGAATATTGGCAGTTTTATTTAGCACAGCAGAAATATGCAGACGTAAAAGTTGGCAGCGTTTTTGATATTAGAAATACCGGCGCGGAAGTGGCAATTGTCTTGTCAATTGTTGGAATTTTGGCGCAAGTGGGAGCTGCGCTGCTTGCGCCAAAGCCTCAGGTGCCAGATGCTGCTGTAGCAAAACGCACCCGCAATGCAATTTTTGCTCCTCGTTACGGCTTTAATTCATTCCAAGAAGTGGCTCGTTATGGAGAGCCAGTTAATTTAATCTATACAAACGATGATGAAAATACTTCTGGTGGTGGTATAAGAGTTAACACCTCCTTGGTTTGGTCTGCAGTGCAAAGTTTTGGCACGAGCCAATATATTCAAATGCAGGCAGTTGTTGGTGCTGGTGATATTGAGGAATTTGCCTATGGACGCACTGCCTTCGGCCAGGCTACGCTTCGCGATTTTGCGGCTCAACGCTTTTGGCTTTATAGCAATGGCAATGGAGGACCATTAGTTTTTAGTGATTTTAAAAGCGTACAAGGCGGCAGTTCTCAATGGGACCCCGCCGGTGATGGCGTTGGGGAAGGAGGACTTGTCTATAGGGCGTCTCAAGGGGAAAGAAATTCAGTTGATGGCTTTAGTCAAGCCTTTTCTCCATCGTCCAATAATACGCTTGGCCTATATAGCGTTATTCCAATTAATGTGTGGGTGCTAGAGCGAAAAGAAGATGGTACGCTGTTAAGGGAAGTAACTGTAGAAGGAGAGCAACAGCAAGTCGTTAAAGCGCAGGCTAAAGATGAGCTTGGCATTTATATTCCAGACAGAGGATTGCGTGGCGTAAATTATTGGCCTGCAGATTGGGCGGAAGTCTATGGCACAGGGCCTCGACCGGCTTTTCCAGAAAATGGCTCTATTGAGCTGGTATTTGAAGAAGATGATGCTGAGATAAAAGAAGACACCGAAGAAGCCGCATTAAATTATCGCTCTGCATTGCTTTCTACTATTGATGCTTCTAGTTTGTATAAACTAGGCGCCGCCAAATTTCAACTTGTAAATGCTGACAAGGGATCCGACAGAAAGGCTGAATCGGTGTTCAGATTTTTATGCGTAGAGCCCGGAGTGTTGTGCGAGGAAGATTATGACATAAAGAGCTACTTGCAGAAAGAACTTGATTTAGAAGAAGACCTTGCTTTATATAAAGAACAACTGGCCACCCTCGAGGCGGAACGCACAACTTACGGTCCAATTTATACAGGCGCTGCGCTGTCTAAATTTGAAGAGTTAACTCTTGAATTTGATGATATTGAAGATAAGATTGAAGCTGCCACTTTAATCTTGAGGGGCGAGCTTGCCAATCAGCAGCTTTATGACATTGTTAAAGACCAAGGAGAATTCAAGGGAATAACAAGGCAAATTGAAGCGCTGCAAGAGCAAATTAAAATATGGAACGACAGGATTGACGACCTAAATGATGGTATAGCGGATGAACTTGACAGGCCAAGAGATGAAAGAGATAGAGGCAGGATAGCCGATCTCAAGCAAAGGAAAAAAGATCGTCAGCAAGACAAAAGAGGAGCCAAAGGGGAAATTGACAAATTATTTGAAAGGCTTACAACAAAGGCAATTGAAGAAGGTCTTTTTGACGAAAAACCTGGAACTGGCTTACGCGAAGAACGTCGCAGGCTTAAGCGCCAAAAAAACAGAATTAAAGAACGACTAGGCAAGCTAGCTGCCACTCTCGATAGAGATACAAATGCGGAACAAGCCAGGGATAATGACTGGCAAAGCCGCTATCAGGCAATTCAGAAAGAAATAGATTCAATCGAGAAACAACTGCGCGATCCTGAAAGCTTTAATGACCATTTCAACGTAAAATGTTTAGCGAAAGTTGACGAGATTTCCTATAGCACTATCACTAATTGCGACATCATTGATTTCGCCTTTAAGAGCAAAATTTTCAAGCGCATTTCTGGCAGGCAAAGCATTTATGGAGAGACAAAGGAGCCAAAGCACAAAGATGCCGATAATGGCTTGCGTGTACGAACAGCAATGTTCTGGGTGCTGTACAAAAAAGCTGGATCTGCCGATGCCTATAAGCGCATAAAAACAGTATTTGCCATCCGTAAAGGAGTGGAAACAGAGAACTACACAGGGCTTCGTTTTGTTTTTAATACCAAAGATAAATGGGCCTTCAAAATGGAGCCAATTATTGACTTGGCAGCAGAATTGCGCACTCACACTGGAGGACAAGACATTCCTATTGCCTATCTTGAAACTAGGATTTACAAAAATGCTGGAGGAGGTAAAACTATTGACTTAGGTGGAGATGGTTTTGTCTTTTTCAGGGGGCGCCTTCTTGAAACAAAAAAAAGACTTCCGCCTATTAATAACAATCCAGGATTTGTTGATGAATGGGGCGTATTTTCAATGCGTTCTGACACGCAAATTGCTTTCTCTTTTGACAATGGCCCGGAGATTGCTTTAGCAGCAGTAACAGAACAGCAAACAGAAGCTTTTTCTCCATTGCTCTACCAAGGTCTTTCCATGCTTGGCTTTAATGCTTATAGCGGAAAAGGCATTCAAGACTTGCGTTCACTTAGCGCCTATGTTCTTAAGGGGAAGAAAGTAAGGAAAATTGATGACAATGGAAATTATGGAGCTATTGCCACTTCTACAAGTTATGCTCCTGAAATCTTTTTAGATACTGTTCTCGATGAAGAGAATGGTATTGGCGCTTATGCCAACATTAATGGCATTGACTTGCCTTCCCTTGGCTTGGCCATGAAGTTTTGCAAGGCCAATAACTACCACATGGATTGCGTGATTGCTGAGCCTCAATCATGGCGAGAGTTCTGGGCGACAGTGGCACCGTTTTCCTTGCTTGAATTCGCCAAAATTGGTGGGCGAGAAGCCCTGCTTCCCGCCGTGCCTTACGACACATATGGCAAGGTAAGCAGAATTATTACGATTTCTGCTTTATTCAATCAAGGCAACATTCTTGAAGATAGTTACAAGGAAGAGTTTATTGACTATGGTGACAACACGGAAGATCTAATCGCAACCATTGTCTATAGGGGCACTGAGGACGACGATTCTTTTGCCAGCAATACAAGCGTTGAGCTTCGATTAAGGGATGCCAATGAAGCGTCTTGCATTAGGCAAACATTTGATTTGTCTAACTTTGTGTCGAGGCGTGTGCAAGCCATTCATTATGGAATGCTGCTTTGTCAGCAGCGTCGTTATGCTCGTCGGGCTGTAGAGTTCAAGACATTCCCTACGGAAAGTCCTGTTGCTCCTGGCTCCTACATTTACGTGCAAACAGATCAAAACCAGTGGGATAGTCTGACTTCAGGCGTGATAGAAGCCAATGGTCAGCTTAATCTTCCATTGTCTGAAGGCATTGAAAGCGCTTCTCGTCAGGCTTTGATTTATAAAGGTGGCCAGGGCGTGAAAAATCTTGGGACGATTTCTATTACAAATAATGCTTCTCAGGCATTGCTTGCCTACGAAGGATGGTTAATCGTGCTTGGCAATCAACTCACTAGTAAACGTGTATTCCGCGTGACAGAAGTGACAATGGAAGAAGAGGGAGAAGTGACGATTAAAGCTGCTGAGCATCCATGCGAAGAAGAAGGTGGCGTGACACGCTCTAAAATCGTTCAATTCAATCCCGATTTATTTGTCATTCAATAATGCTACGATGAAACAAAGAGGATAGTAGTCATGCCATTTTATACAGGACGCACTGGTAAATTAAGGCTTGGTGGCAATGAAGTAGCCAAGGTAAGGGATTGGTCTCTTGACGTGAGCGTAGACATGCTTGAAACCACTACGCTTGGTGATACCAATAAGACTTTCACTCCTGGCATTGCTTCCACTACTGGCAGTGCCACTGTCTCTTACTACACGGGCAGCTCGAATGGAGTGGTGCAGCTTCTTGAAAAGATTGTTACCACTGGTGGCGTGACGGATGCGGAGGAAGTGGAGCTAACTTTTGAAGTGGGACAAAACCAAGCTTTTACTGGCAGTGGTTTTATTAATAGCGCTGGCATTTCATCATCCACAAATGAACTGACAAGCGTGGCGTTTCAATTTACAATCAATGGACCTCTTTCATCCATTGATCTTTCTGGGACGGTGTAAGCTATGACATTTTTTGTTGGTCATACTGGCTTTGTCCGCTTACGTCGCAAAAGCACTGAAGAAGCTGAGTTGAAATTGTCAGCCAATGCAGGCGAAGTAAATACTCTTCTTAACCGATTGTATTTTGATGGAAGCGAAGAGAATCTTCTCACTGGAGATCAACTGTTTATTTCCACTGACGATGCGCGAGGACTTGCTTTCTTTTCGCCATCGGCATGGCCCACTTCTTTGCAAGTGCAAAAAATTATTCGCGCCTATGTCAATGTGAATGCAGTGGGAGGATTGCGCTTTTTTAATACTTTCGCCGATGCCGTAAACAACAATAGAGAAGGCGAACTCAGTCTTGCTGCTGATTTTGGCGCTCCCATTGAAACAACTATTGTCGTCAGAGACTCTAGGTATAATTCTCTCGGGTCAGTGGTGTCGTACGAAATCAACACTGACAGAGCTGCAATTGAAACAACTAGCCTGTCTGATAAATTTAGGCAGCAATATTCAGCCGGCTTAATTAGTGGCAATGGAAGCATTGAATGCTTGTTTAGCTATGAAACAGTACTAGACGAAGAGGCTCCTTTATTTCTTTTGCAAACAATTCAACGCCTAGAGGTGGGAAGTGAATTGAATATGCTACTTTCGTTGTCGCCCACGGACGAAAGTCGTAGCGCTTTATTTGCCGCATCAAGCAATGAAGTGTTTTACGAACTTCAGGCAGTTATTACCAGAGCCGGCGTTACGGTAGCTGCTGATCGTCTTATTTCTTGTTCCATTGATTTTCTAACAACTGGTGAATTTAGAGTGAAAGTAGGAGTGCCTAGTGAATACATCCTCAAGGAGGATGCAGATCTTATCGAACTTGAAGAGAATCAAGAGACAGGTCTTGGCTTCTTGCTGCAAGAAGTGACAGACTAAATAGCTCAAAAGTCCTAAAATGGCTAAGATGAAACTATATCATTAGGCGATAGGCATGGCCGACCAGAGGATTTCTGAGCTTTTTGAACTCACTAGCAGTGGTGCTGCTTCTGGTGATGAACTGCCTATTGTTGATACAAGCGTAAGTCAGACTAAAAAAATTACTGTCAGTAGTCTTGCGGAAGCAGGATTTCGCGCTGCTGCTGATGGTAGCTTGCCAGGAAGCAAGCTAGAAGCTTCTGGCGTTACTGGCGCAAAGATTGCTGCTGGAGCAGTTGGTACTATTCAGCTTGCTGCCACTGGTGTGACGGCAGCCAAAATTGCCGATGGCGCAGTTGGCACAACACAGCTTGCTTCTTCTGGCGTCACGGGAGTAAAGATTGCTAATGGAGCAGTCACGTATGCAAAGCTACAAAGCGCCAATGCCAATGTATTACTGGGACGCACTGGGACGAGTGGAAGCGTAGAGGAGATTAGTTGCACTGTTGCCGGCCGTGCATTACTGGACGATGCTAATGCTGCCGCACAAAGAGCTACGCTTGGCCTTGGCAATATTGCTTTGGCTTCTGGATCTTGGACAAATGGTTCGTCTGTAAGCGGCACTAATACTGGCGACCAAACCATTACGCTTAGTGGTGTTATCAATGGTACTGGCACTGGTGGCATTAGTACTAGCTTTGTTGCAGGGAGCGTTTCCACCGCTGCCCTTGCCGATGGTGGCGTGACCACTGCAAAGATTGTTGATGATGCAGTAACTGGCGCAAAGCTAGCCGGAGATAGCTCTATTATTGTTGCAACCACTACTCCTGCTGCTGGTGAATTTGAAGGGCAAGGCTTTTACAACAGTAGCGACACTTATTTTTCAGTGTGGAATGGAAGCAATTGGGCCCAAATTGGTGGCGTTACTGATATTTCTTTTGGCACAGTTTCAGGTGTTTCTTCGCCTTTTACATTTTCGACCGTATTAGTTGGAAATAGCTGTCTTGTTGGTCAAGATTTGGACCCACAAGGTTTTGGTAAGTTTTTTGCTGGTCCGATTTCTGGTGATAACGCTAAGCCAACTTTCCGTTCAATTAATCCCGCTGACCTTCCTAAAGCCTCAAACAGTACTTTTGGCGCCATTATTCCTGCTTCCGATGGTGGATTAACTATTCTTTCAAATGGAGAGGTTCGCCATAGCAACACTGCTGCATCTGGCACGTATTACAAAGTAACGATTGATGACCATGGTCACGTTACAACTGGCAGCAATTTCCTTGAGGCAGCGGATATTCCTGTTCTTGATGCAGGCAAAATTACCACTGGCACATTTGGCGCGAATTTTATTGCCGATGACGCTATCAATGGCGCAAAAATTGCGGACCGCGTGGTTTGCCAATTTGGAGAAAGCCGTCCCGCTCAAGGAGATTTTGTTGGCCAGTTTTTCTATGATCCCATTAACAAAGATACTTATCTTTGGGACTCGAACGTATGGCAAGAGGTGACGGTTACGGCTGGTGCCATTGTTCTTGCCGGCCTTTATAACGCGAGTACAAATAAAATTGTCAGCCTTACTGGTGCTGGTGCCGCAGTTTCTGGACTGACAGTTTCTGGCGTTATTCCCGCAGCAAGTAGCGGCAACTCTGGATATTATTTTCTTGTTACAGCAAGCGGAGTTGGCAGTGGAAATGCACCCAATGTCACATTAATCCCGCCCGATCTAATTGTTTCAGACGGCTCGGCGTGGTACGAGGTCGATGTCAGCAGCTCTTATGTGAGTCAATCAGCAAATGCTATTACATTTGCTGCTGGTGGAACCATTGCCGCAACAAATGTGCAAACTGCCATTGAAGAAGTTAACAATGAGGCAAAAGATGCAGGAAATATTACCAGTGGTTTATTGGCAGTTGCGAGGGGAGGCACAAATGTAGGCTCTTATGCAAAAGGCGACATTCTTGTTGCCAGTGGAGCCACTGTACTTTCCAAGCTTGGCGTGGGCACTAATGGCCATGTGCTCACTGCAGATAGCGCTACGGATTTAGGCGTTAAGTGGGCAGCAGTAAGTGCTGGTACTGTTACCACTGTTAGTGGCACTGCGCCATTGAGCGTGAGCAATCCAACTACCACGCCAATCATTTCCATCGCAAACGCATCGACAAGCACAGCGGGTGTTGTTCAATTAACTAATAGCACTAATACGACTAGCAGTGGACTTGCTGCTACTGCCACGGCAGTCAAAAGCGCTTATGACTTAGCTGACGCAGCGCTTCCTAAAGCTGGTGGCACAATGACTGGCGCCATCACAATGGCCAGCGGGCAGTCAATCGCTTATCAAGGCCAAGGCTATACGGCAACCATTTCTGCTGCAGCGCTTACTGCCAATCGTGCTATTAGCGTGCCCAATGCAAGCGGCACTATTGTTACAACTGGAGCTTCTGCAATTGTTAGCAATGCAATGGTAGCTAGTGGAATTGCATCGGCAAAACTTGACAGTAGCTACTACGTCGTACCTTCGCAAATTTCAAATCCAAACAATACCAATCGGTATTCGCTTTTAGGGCAAAGCTTCACTCTCTCTGGATCCACTTGGTATGAAGTGGAAGGAACCGTCTCATTAGCACTTGTTGGAGGAGTTTTTGATATTTATCAGCATAATTTAACGATCCAAATTTACCATCCATCCGCCACTGCAACTTTTGCTAATGTGCGACTACAGGCTAAAGTGCAAGCAATAGCCAATTCAGAGAGTGGTACAACTACAACTGAATACTATAATGTTTTTGATGTCATTAGTTCGACTGCTAACAATGTTGTGGCGGTAGCAAGTGGCCTCTCGAATCATTCTACGCACTATTCCATCAAGGGATTGATTTATGCGGTGTCTGGTGGAACCATTATTCCAAGCTATTTTTGCAGTGCTGTTCCTGGCAATGTATCAAATCATCTAATTACAGCCGGCAGTTATTTCAAATTCACTCCTGTGGCTCAAGGTGCCACTCTTAATAGAGGAGCCTGGAATGCCTTCACTTGATATGATTAGAATACTAAAAGCTGGCTATCAATGGGAAACGCATAGCTTATGATCTATCCCGCCACTTACGACATTACAATTCTCCAAAATTCTACTTGGCGGGGAGAATTTCGCGCCACTGGAGAAAGACAGCAAATTGACAGTATCGCCGTAGCCGCTAGCGGCGTCACATTTACGGCTGATTGCCATGGTCTTACAGCAGGCACAAAAGTAGTGCTCACTGGTAGCGGCACTTTGCCATGCGGCATGTCCGTTAACACTGTTTATTTTGTCATTGCTTCAGGCTTGGCCACTAGCACTTTTAAAGTGTCGGCGACAAGTGGTGGCACAGAAGTGCCCGTTACTGGCGCAGCAAGCGGCACTTTTTATTTTGCTTCTCCATTGAATCTTGCTGGTTATGGCATTGATGCTGATGTTAAAAATTTAACAAATGATACACAAGTGGCCACGTTTGTTTGTTCAGTAACTGACGCTGCGAATGGTGCATTTAAAGTGGAAATGGCTCCCAGTGTTTCTTCTGGCATTGCTGCAGGACGTTATGGCTACGACGTGAGCTTAACTACGTCTGGTGGTGATCGTTATTATTGGGTGACTGGTACGGCCACAGTTCAGCGCACGTACTCCCGGAATTAATTCGCTTGTTTCTACAATAAAAGAAAAAGCTGATTAACAATGGCACAGCGTGTAGTTAGCGGCGAACAGTACGAAGAAGTACTTATTCGCGGCAATGCTGAGGGTAGCGCTCTGCCGATCACTGGAGCATTGCGTATTCCAGAACATGATTATGTTGGCTTTGTTTATAGTGGATCCACATTGACTGGCATTAGCTACAAGAGTGGTGGAGCAAGTGGTGAAACAGTGGCTTCCCTTGTGCTTTCTTATGATGGCAACGATAATTTAATTAGCGTGGCAAAGAGCTGAACAGGATTAAAATAGGACAATAGTCTTTGATAATAGGGCACATGGCTAATGTTCAGCTTGCCGTAGCGGGCGATGAAACCACGCAAGTAATCTTGTCGGTGCCTGGAGTGCAGGGCCCTGCTGGAAGCAATCTTCCTCCTAGTGGGACCACCAATCAAGTGCTTTACAAGCAAAGCTCCACTGATTACGACACTGCATGGAGCCTTGTTACCAGTGCGATGATCACTGATGGCACCATTGTAAACGGCGATATTAATAATAGCGCTGCAATTGCTGGCACCAAGATTAGTCCTGATTTTGGCAGTCAGAATGTTGTTACTACTGGCACGGCCACTGCTGCATCATTCATACCAACTAGTTCTGGTGTTCCTACCAACGGCCTTTATCTGCCATCGGCAAACAACGTAGCCATCAGCACTGGTGGTTCTGGACGGCTGTTTGTGGATGCGAGTGGTGCCGTAACCGTACCTACTCGTTTTATTATTGGCACGGCTAATAACGTAGGAGGGCTTTCTGAAACAACAAGAACTACTGCGGGCGTATTTAATACTTCCAGGCTTCTAGACGGCGGTACAAATCCTTATCTGCAGACTGGCGCCGAAGCTGGAATCGTTTACTTTAATGCTGATGGAAGCAGTGTTCCTCCCATTGTATTCAGAACAGGTGGAGGCGAACGCCTGCGCATCACCTCGGCAGGGCTCGTGGGCGTGGGGACTTCTACGCCGGAGAGCTATAAAGACGAGGCTGAGCAACTTGTAGTATCCAAGGCGGGGAACTGCGGCATCACCGTTGCATCAGCAACTAATGGAGTTGGTGCTCTCTATTTCGCTGATGGAACAAGCGGGAGCGATGCTTCCCGTGGCGGCTTGTATTACAGCCATATCGACAACAGTATGCAGTTGCTAGCAGATGGTTCTGCAAGAGTTTACATTACTTCGGGAGGGCTCGTAGGCATAGGGACTAGT